TTATAGAAGAAATAGTTTAGATACAGAAAATAGATTAATACTTAAAGCAGAGGAACAAGGATTAGATTTTGATACATTTGAAAAATTAAGAACAGGTTTATATGGACCTAGAAAACAACAAACTTTAAATTATATTAAAACAGGAAAAGTTAATGTAGAACCTGTTAAATCTGCTACTACATTTGAAGAAGTACAAAAAAGATATAGAACAGCAGCAAAAGCAGCTGATGAAATATTTCCAAATTATGATACCCCTAAAACATCAGCTAGTGAATTAGCAAATGTTATGGCAGAACAAAAATACGGAAAAGTTTTTGACGATATATCAGGAGATAAACAAACTGAACTTTATGAAGAAGCTTATAACTATATAACATCCGTTAATAGATTAGATAAAGTTTCACCACCAAATAGAATAGCTCCCCCAGGACAAGAATTTAATATATCAGATCCCAAAACTGCAGAAGCTTTTACAAATTTTGCAAAAGAAAATGATCCTGAAGGATTTAAAAAAATTCAAAAGATAGTAGATGATATTAATAATAAAAATGCTTTAGAAGAATTTGATCCTACTGGAAGAAAACCTAATGCTAAAGGCGGTCCCGCAGGCGGACTAGATTACTTAATGGGATTCTAATGAGTATCATTCAAAAATATCAAGCAGCACTTCGTCATCGTACAAACCCTCGCTACATGACAAAAGATTTTATTGTTCCGTTATACACAGGAACTGAACCTGACATTCTAGATGATAGCAACACGCAGCGAGAGTCTAGTGTCTATAAAGAATTTCCAAATGAGATGCCTATTGTAAATCCAAAGGATATTCAAAACCAACCTTATGAACAATTAGAACTTGCTGACGGAGGGAGTGTCGAGCGACAGGGATTTAGTGGAGGTACTGATTTTAAAGAATGGCTTTTAAATGAATATAAAAATAAAAACAAAATTAATAAAACTCTTCAAGAGTTAATTAAAGATTCAAACATTGATGTTAAATATGCGACTGCACATTTTCAGATTGCAAATAATAAAACGCTTAGAAAAAAATTTAATGTGGGCGAATGGAAAGTAAAACCATTACCAGAAGAAATGAAAAATATATTTAAATTAACATATCCAAATAAAAAATGGGAAGAATTATCCTATAATCAAAGAGGTAATTTTATAAATGATTTTTCAAGAAAACAAAAAATTTTAGAGTCCATTCCTAAAAATTATATTACTATAGATGAACTAGTTGAAAAAATAAATGTACCTAAAGAAACTCTTTATGAAACAAGAACCAATTTAGGAAAATTTATTAATGAAAAATTAAAACCAATGACATTTGGTAGTATTAAAGGAGGATTTAATGAAAGTGGAACAAAGGTAGGTGGAAGCGTTAAATATTTTAAGGACCCTGGACAAAGATTATTAAATAAAATTCTTGAAATGAAAGAAACAGATTTTCAAGTTGATACTTTAAATAATAAAACAATTAAAAATATAAATAATCTTTATGATAACTATTTAGATTCTTATAAACAAAGTAAACTTCCGAATTTTGAAGACATAAAAAATATGACTCCAGGAGAAGTAGGTACTGCTACAACTAGATTAGCTCAGATATTAGATGGTAAAAAATTTAGAAATGAAGGATTAGAAAATATAAGAGTTAATAAAAATATTGCTTCAAAAATGTTTGAACAATTAAACAAACATCCTTGGGGAGACCCTTATAGAAGTCATTTATACAAAATTTCTTTAGATACCATAGATCAAAAATTAGGAAATAAAAAAGGAACTTTTAATTCACTTAAAAAAGAAGCTGTTAAAATTTTAAAAGAAAATAATATTCCAATATATAATTTAAAAGATAAAAATCCAAAAGGTTTTAATATAAATGAAATAGCCGGAACTACAGGAAGTTCTAGATCTGAAGCAGCTGAATTTTCACAATTTATAGATATTATGGATGGAAATTTAAATCAAAAAAAATTAGCTAGTTTTCAATCAGTATTATCTAGGGCTAGATCAAACATAGAAACTAATCCAGATGTTTTTAATAAAGAAGCAAAAAAATTAAATACATTAGCATCTTCTCTTGAAGAAGAATACGGAGTTAAATTACCAAGAATAAGACCTGCAACAGAAGTTGGGAAATATTATACTCAAGAAAGATTAACTGAATTAAATAAATTAGGACTAGATATTGAAGCAGCTTCTAAACGCGCTGGATATACTATTCAAATGCCAAAAGGGGCATCTACTATTCAAGAGTTTATTAATAATCCTGAAATAAGAGATCAAATGATAGCTAACATAGGGTGCCCTACTTTAATAAGTAAATCATTAGGTGGAAGAGTTAATTTTTCCAATGGATCTAATTGTTATGCAAAAGGATTAGAAAAAATTCAATCAGGAGAACTTGGAAATGCAGAAAGAAGAATAGCTGGCCAGTTTTTAAAAGAAGCTGGAGTGGGAGAAGAAGTATTTCAAGGAGTATTAAAAGGAACAAAAATAGGATTAAGATTTTTGCAAGATGCTACAGTAGGGCTTGGCCCTATTTCAGCTGCAGCAAACGTTGCTATTTCAGGAGCCATTGAAGGGCCTGATCTTTTAAGAGGAGAACCTAATCCTATCTCAAAAATGATATCTTCAACAACATTTGGAATATTAGAACCAGGAGCTACTTCTATAAAAGATAAACTAATGGAATTTGGATCTCCTGAAACAATAAAGACTTTATCTTATTTAGATACCGAAGATAAATTTAATAAAAAAATAAAACAAGAGGAAAATGCTATTGAAAATGCTAAATACACTTTTGCAGAATATGGAACAGATGATAGAGATGAAATTTTAAAAAGAGAAAATAATATTTCTTTAATAAAAAAACAATTAGATGAATTTAAAGTTAATTCTGTAAAGCCAAATTATACTGCTTTAAATCAAGATTTATTAAAATTAAATAAACAAGCTTTACTAAAAGGAATTGAAGGAACTAAAAAAACACCTATTTTTGCAGAAGAAATAAAAAATAATCCAGATAAATCTTTTGTAGATATTGAAAGATATCCTAATATTTATTCAAGATTTGCAGAAGAACTTCCGAATACTAATGTTAAAGATATTTTTAAAGATTACATTAACCAAGAACAAAATTTTATAGACCAAACTCCTTACATAATGAAAGATAAAAGTCCAATTGATGTAACTGATTTATTTAAATCTTTAAATAATATTGATATTTCAGATATTGATAAAAAAAGAAATACTAATTTTGAAGTACCAAATATAACTTTACCAGATGATTCTATGATGCAGAATCAATATAATGACGGAGGAAGAGTTGGACTAGGTGATGGTAGTGGACCTAAAATAGGAAGACGAGGATTTTTAGGATTAATAGCAGGTGCTGCCGCAGCTCCAGATTTAATAAAAACTTTAAAAGGAACGGTAAAAATTGCATCTAAAATAAAATTTGAAAAAGCAGAAGGAATGTATCCTTGGTTTCCAGATCTTGTTGAAAAAATAAAAACAGTTGGAAAACCATTTGAAGAAAAAGAAATAATAATGGAAGCATCTTATAAACATGAAGCAAAAGGATATGGAGGATTGCCAAAAAGTGTGGAAAAAGTAACGCGTCATGTAGACGGAGACACAGCATTTCTTTTAAGAGAATACCCAGATGGAAGAATTGCAGTTGATATACATTCTCCAAGAAATCAAGAAGGATCAAGTACACCAGTAACACTTTATTATAGACCTAAAATGGAACTTAAATATTACAATGGTGTACAAGTAGAACCTGCTGAATTTAAAGTTCTTGAAAAAGAACCTAGATATTTTGCAAATGGACCAGATGATGTAGATATTGAAATGAGTGAAATGAGAAAAATACCAGGGAAAGATACAATATATGGTGATGTAGAAGCTGCTGAAAGATTTGCAACGGGTAATATTAAAAACAGGAAAGCTATACCCGCTAAACAATCTAGAAGAGAACAAATGGAAGATGCACCAAGCGACTTTATAGAGGAAACATCACCTTATGGACCAGAGACATTTTAAATGATTAAACCAAAAAGACTAACATTAACAGTACCTCCTAAAAGAGGACCATGCCCACAAGGCTTGAATATTGGTTATAATACTGTTACAACAATAAAATCGGAGAAAATTACAAATGGCAGAAATAGAAAAACCTATTCCAACAATAGATAGACCTTTAACTCCAGAACAAGAAACAGAACTTGTTTTGAGTGAAACTGAGGTAATGCCAACATCACCTACAGAAGTAACTGAAAATGATGATGGTAGTGTTGATATAAATTTTGATCCAACAAAAGATTTAAATACAAATGTAGCATTTAATTCAAATATTGCAGAAGTTCTTGATGAACAAGAACTTGGAGTATTAGGATCAGATCTTTCTCAAGATTATGAAGATTACAAAAGTTCAAGACAAGATTGGGAACAAGCATATGTTCAAGGTTTAGATTTATTAGGATTTAAATACGAGCAACGTACAGAACCATTTCAAGGTGCATCAGGTGCAACTCACCCCGTACTTGCAGAAGCCGTTACACAATTTCAAGCACAAGCTTATAAAGAATTGCTTCCCGCGGGCGGGCCTGTGCGAACTCAAGTTGTTGGATTAGATACACCAGAAATTCAAGATCAAGCAGATAGAGTTTCAGAATTTATGAATTATCAAATTATGGATGTCATGCAAGAGTATGAACCTGAGTTTGATCAGATGTTATTTTATTTACCTTTATCAGGATCTACATTTAAAAAAGTTTATTATGATGAAACATTAGGAAGAGCAGTATCACAATTTGTTCAAGCACAAGATTTAGTAGTACCTTATTCAGCAACATCATTAGATGATGCAGAAGCAATTATTCACGTACTTAAAATTTCTGCAAATGATTTAAGAAAACAACAAGTATCAGGATTTTATAGAGACATAGATTTAATACCTTCAGATGAGTCTACAAATGCAGATAGTATTAAAGATAAGGAAAGAAGTCTTGAAGGAGTTAATAAAGGAAATCCTGAAGAAATTTTTACATTATTAGAATGCCATGTTAATTTAGATTTAGAAGGCTTTGAAGATAAAGATGCTTCTGGTGAGCCCACAGGAATCAAACTTCCTTACATTGTTACAATTGAAGAAGGATCTAGAGAAGTTTTATCTATAAGACGTAATTATTCTGAAGCAGATCCTAAAAAACAAAAAGTACAATATTTTGTACACTATAAATTTTTACCAGGACTAGGATTTTATGGATTTGGTTTAATTCAAATGATTGGTGGATTATCACGTACTGCAACACAAGCATTAAGACAGTTATTAGACGCAGGAACATTATCTAATTTACCAGCAGGATTTAAACAAAGAGGAATTAGAATTAGAGACGATGCTCAATCTATTCAACCAGGTGAATGGAGAGACGTAGATGCTCCAGGGGGAAACCTTAAAGATGCATTTATGACTTTACCATACAAAGAACCTTCGCAAACTTTATTAGCTCTTATGGGGGTCGTGGTTCAAGCAGGTCAGCGCTTTGCTTCGATAGCGGACATGCAAGTAGGGGATGGGAATCAGCAAGCAGCAGTGGGGACGACCGTGGCTTTGCTGGAAAGAGGCTCGCGCGTGATGTCTGCAATTCATAAAAGAATATATGCATCAATGAAACAAGAATTTAAATTACTAGCAAAAGTATTCTCTACATATTTACCACCTGAATATCCATACGATGTTGTTGGTGGACAAAGAAATATTAAACAAACAGATTTTGATGATAAAGTAGATATCATTCCAGTTGCTGATCCAAATATATTTTCACAAACACAAAGAATATCTATTGCACAAACAGAATTACAACTTGCAATGTCTAATCCTCAAATACATAATATGTATGAGGTTTACAGAAATATGTATTCAGCATTAGGAGTTAAAGACATAGAAAAGATTTTAAATAAACCAGATCAACCCACACCAAAGGACCCTGCACTAGAACATATAGATGCTCTTGCAGGGAAACCGTTCCAAGCATTTCCGGGACAAGATCATAGATCACATATAACATCTCATTTAAGTTTTATGTCTACTAACATTGCAAAAAATGCACCTGTTGTTATGGCTTCATTAGAAAAAAATATTTTTGAACACATATCTTTGATGGGTCAAGAACAAGTTGAAATGGAATTTAGAGATGAAATTGCTCAAGTAGCTCAAATGAGTCAAAATCCTCAAATGCAACAGAACCCACAAATGCAAGGTCAACTACAAAACATGCAACAACAGATTGAAGCTAGAAAAGCTAAGATTATTGCTGATGCAATGGAAGAATTTATGGCAGAAGAAAATAAGATTATGTCAGTTATAGATAATGACCCTATTGCAATGCTAAGATCTAGAGAGTTAGATTTAAGAGCACAAGAAAATGATGCTAAAAAACAAGATAATCAAGAAAGAATAAATCTTGACAAGATGAAAACTATGATGAATCAATCAACAGATACTCAAAAATTGCAACAAAATGAGGATTTAGCTAAGATGAGAGCTAATACTTCAATAGAAAAAACTATTTTGGCCGCAAAGCTAAAAAACGATAGTGAAAAATATAAAAATAAGGTATAAATATGGCTATGAAAAAAAATGACGGATTATCAATGGTAGTTAAAAAAGATTTTATGGGTAAACATAAAGGTCAATTTGTTAATCACTCTGATTTTACAAACTCAGATGGTTATTTAAATGGTGGAGTTGATATTGAGATGACTAATCCAACAGAAACACAAGAACAATATATTCAAGGTCAAGAAAAAGTACTTCCAGAAAAAAAACGTAAAGCTAAGTGGTATTAAATCATGTTTCCTATGCTAGGTGCAATTGCTCCATTAGCTAAAATTCTATTTAGCACTATTGAAAAAGCAGTTCCTGACAAAGATCTTCAAGAAAAATTAAAAGCACAACTTAATCAACAATTATTACAATCTAGTACAGAAGAATTAAAAGCGGCAGCATCTATAGTGGAAGCTGAAGCCAAAGCAGGTTGGTTTACAGCAAGTTGGAGACCCCTTTTAATGTACGTATTAATCTTTATTTTGGTATGGAATTATATTCTTGGACCTGTTATAAGATTAATGATAGGAACGGTTATTACATTTGAATTACCAGGCGATGTTTGGACATTGTTACAAATAGGTCTTGGTGGTTATGTGTGTGGTCGTTCAGCAGAATCCGTTGCTAGAACAATGGCAAACAAAACAATAACAAAGGAATAAAAATGAGAAATGATTTTAAAATAAGACCAAGACCAGCATTCAAAGGCGGCGGAATAGCTGAAAGAGGATTAGGTGCAGCATTTAAAGGTGGCGGAATAGCTCAGAGAGGAATGGGAGCTGAATTTGCTAAAGGTGGTAAAGCTAAAAAAGGTGGTTTTCCAGATTTAACTGGTGATGGTAAAGTAACTTTTAAAGATGTTTTAAAAGGTAGAGGTGTTATTAAGAAAAAAGGTGGCATGATTAAAAAAGGTAAAAAATAATGGGAGCAAGTCTTTCAAAAGGATTAAGCATAATTAGAGGTGTGCAACCTAAAAGTACTAGATCGACTAAAATGAAAGCTGAAATTTCTAAAAATGTAGGTCGAATTAATAAAAAAGATTTTGAAAGTGAAGCATTAGCAGAAGAACTTTTAGCACTAGAAGAAAAAGGCGGAGATCCAGAAGCCATTAAAAAAGCAAAAAAAGAACTTGAAGATATTAGAGCTAGTAAAAAAAAATATCCAAAAGAAGTAGGTGAAATAAATACAGGAGAAGAATTTGTAAAAGAAACAGAATATAAAAAAGGCGGAAGAGTTAAAAAAAACAAAGGTGGTCTTATTAGAGGGATACCTAAACTTGCAAAGAGAGGTTATTAATGGCTGGACTAGGTATTGCTAAAAGAGGATTTGGATTAGCTAGAGTTGGAATGGCTAAAGGTGGTTCTTTATTTAAAGGAGGAGAAACTTATGGTGAAGAATTAGGAGAAGCTAAAGCAGTTGCTTCTAAAAAAATTTCACCTAAACAATTTGTCAAAGGCGAAAAATCTGAAGGAGAAAAAACAGGAGAAAAAAATACTTCTAATATTGCTAAAAAAATAGCATCTGGAAAAATGTCTCCAAAACAATATGCTACAATGGAAACTTCTGAAAAAATGGCAAAAGGTGGTCAAACTAAAGTTGGTAAAGTTATGAGAGAGTTTGGACAAGGTAAATTACATTCTGGAAGTAAAAAAGGTCCAGTTGTAAAATCTAGAAAACAAGCAATTGCTATTGCACTTTCTGAAGCAGGTAAATCTAAAATGGCAAAAGGTGGTAGACCAGGATTATGGGCAAATATAAATGCAAGAAAAAAAGCAGGAACAAGTCGTCCTAAATCTAAATCTACTATATCACCTAAAGCATATGCTAATATGAAAGCCGGGTTTCCTAAAAAGAAAAAATAATGGGTGATATATCTTTAAGAGGTAGAGGCATTGTTAGAAAAAAATTTGGAAAAGGTTCATTATCTAGAAGAGGATTTTTAGGAATAGTGGCAGGAGCTGCTGCAGCACCTGATTTAATAAAAGCATTAAAAAGTGAAAAAAAAATAGCTAAAATTACAGAAAATATTCCAACACAAGGTAGTGGATTAACACGAAGTGAATTAATTAAAAAAGTAAATAATAAAACTGCAACCCCTCAAGAAAGGGAAGAATTGCTTATGATGCACGAAATGGATACATTACCATAATGGCTGGACTTGGTATTCATACAAGAGGTTGTGGTAAAGCTAGAATATTAAAAGCTGAAGGTGGCTCAACAGCCGTTTGGCAACGTAAAGAAGGTAAAAATCCATCAGGTGGTTTAAATAGAAAAGGTATTGCATCTTATAGAGCCGCAAATCCAGGATCTAAATTATCAATGGCAGTAACAACAAAACCCAGTAAGTTGAAAAAGGGTTCAAAATCTGCTAATAGAAGGAAGTCTTTTTGTGCCAGAATGTCTGGTATGAAAAGTAAATTAACCTCTGCAAAAACTGCAAGAGACCCAAACTCAAGGATTAATAAATCACTTAGAAAGTGGAATTGTTAATATAACAACGAAAGGAAAGACATGGACGCAGTAACATTTATAAGTAAACTACAGAAATTTATCAGAGATTCTTACCAAAACATTGGTGACGCTATGATATCTGGAACAGTTGACAGCATGGAGAAATACAAGTATATGCAAGGACAGGCAAATGCCTATCAAACAGTAATTCAGGAAATCTCTAACCTGCTAAACAAGAAGGAGCAAAGTGATGAAAAAGGAAACGTTATCGACCTCGGAAAAGGAAATACCAAAGATAAACCTAGGTCTTGAAGAAAAATATAAAGAAGAAGCTAAGACAGCTGAACCTACCAAAGAACCATTAAATCCAGAAAATATAAAACCTGTAATTGATGAGTTGCCAACACCTAGTGGTTGGAGAATTTTAGTATTACCATTTACACCAAAAGAAAAAACATCTGGTGGAATTATTATTGCACAAGAATCTTTAGACAGATTACGAATCGCAACAAATTGCGGTTACGTTTTAAAAATTGGACCGTTAGCTTATTACGATAAAGAAAAATATCCAACAGGCTCATGGTGCAAGGAAGGCGATTGGGTTATTTTCGCGCGCTACGCGGGATCACGACTACCGATCGAAGGCGGTGAAGTTCGTATATTAAACGATGATGAAGTATTAGGAACAATTCCTGATCCTGAATCTGTACTTCACTATATATAAACCATAGGAGAAAACTATGCCAGAAGACAAAAACGCAAAGACAGTTGATATAGATACTTCAGGTCCTGAAGTGGACGTAGAATTAAATGATGATTCTGTTCCAGTTCAAGAATTTGAAGTAAAAGAAGAAACTGTTAAAGAAGTAAAAGAAAAACCTATCTCGCCGCAAGAAACTAAAAGCGAGAAGCAAGAAGCGAGCAACGAGGATACAGAAACAAAGAAAGACGAATTACAAGATTACAGTGAAGGTGTGCAAAGAAGAATTGCTAAATTAACTAAAAAAATGAGAGAAGCAGAACGTCAAAGAGAAGACGCTCTAACTTATGCTCAAGCTGTTAAAGCTGAAAAAGAGCTTTTAACAAAAAGATTTAGTTCGTTAGAAACAACATCTTTACAAGATAAAGAAGCTAAAATTAAATCAGCATTAGAAGCAGCAAAAGGCAAATTAGGTTTAGCCAGAGAAGCTGGAGATATCGCGATTGAAGTTGAAGCTCAAAAGGAAATAGCTAAACTTGGTTATGAAGAAGCAAGACTTGACGAGATGAAAAGTATTGCAGTTAGAGAACCTGCTAGGCAAACAACGATTGCTGAAACAGTTGTTCCAAGACAAAGTTATACTCAAACAACTACAGGAAGCCCAAGAGCAGAATCATGGGGTGCTAAAAATAAGTGGTTTGGCACTGATAAACCTATGACTTATACGGCTTTTGACATACATAAAACCCTTGTAGATGATGAAGGCTATGATACGGAAAGTGACGAATATTATGCGGAAATTGATAAAAGAATAAGACTTGAGTTTCCCCATAAATTTGATAAGAATGCAACAACGGAAACGACTAGACCGACACAAGTAGTAGCTTCAGCGAAGCGAAGTGTAAAACCTGGTCGCAAAACTGTGAGACTCACACCTTCTCAAGTTGCTATCGCTAAAAAATTAGGAGTGCCATTGGAAGAATATGCGAAACAATTAAATATCACGAAGGAGGTATAGGCATATGACAAACGAAAAAATTAAGACCCCACGTGCGAGCCAAACTAGGACTGCTGAAAAGAGACCTACAACTTGGACTCCACCATCAAGTTTAGATGCACCGCGCCCAAAAGACGGTTTTATACACCGTTGGATTAGACTCGAAGTTTTAGGTCAGGATGACACTAAAAACGTTTCGAATAAATTAAGAACCGGATGGGAGTTAGTGAGAGCTGACGAATATCCAGGTGAAAA